TCGTATTGGCAAAATTCCCCCAGGCTCACCTAGGTTAAAAACATATACGATTTTAATACTACGTGAACCCAATTAGGGTCAAATCTAACTAAAACTCTCTAAAGAGAGACTAATGACACGACCATTAGTTTTAAAGTGTGTGTGGCGCTTGAATATAATGAGCTGGAATTCCAATGAAGAAGAAAAAAGCACTATCTTCTCCTCCTGCAACATAATGACGTGTATAGAAATGTCTATACGCGGCATTATTAGTTGATTCAGCAATATATTCAGTTTGAATACTATGATTCTGATACATTCCGGTATTAGGAGTTGGTTTTAAAAATATACCACCAACTGCCCTATGAATCTCACCATAACGTGAGAAATGATACCAAGGCAATTCATATTGCAAACAATTAGCAGATATATTCGGCTGAACCATAACGCCATTCAAAGTTAGCCGATCAGAAGCAGGATAATCTAAAGCGCCTGAACCCATTAAAAAATGAGTCAAACCTATATTGTTACCTGCTCCACCATATGCCGTCCTTACTATAGCAATACCACGCTTATATGACTTATCCCTATTAACTTTCAAACCCTGGGAAATTGGAAATGCGTGAGTAGTATAGACTTTATATCTTATGCTACCACGAAATCCAACATAACCTTGGGCAAACCACCTAAGGTAAGTCATCCACACATTACCATCACCCAATTCTGTGATCCCCGATGATCCATAAATACCGCCAGAGCGTCCAATAGGAAAGTTTTGCAAGGTGACTGTAGCACAAACCACATCACCAACAGCATTAGGAGTTTCTCCCCAATCTGTCATACAATAATATCCCTGGTACCTCTTAATCAATGCACGGATACTACGAATATCTTCCCCCATATAAACATTAAGGAGAGAACTATCATCTGAACCACTTGTAGTTCCATTCAATACATAGGAATCACAATGATCAGGATCGTCCTCACAAATATTAGTAGCATAGGCACTATCTAAAGACATCGGTCCAGAAGCTTGTACAAATGGAATTGGATCATTACACTGAGCTGCCGGCAACACATCTCCCAAATCAAAAGTACCACCTGCCTCAGAAAAAGCATAAGTGGCCATATTATCAATAGGATTAGCCAAACGAAAAGAATCCCCAGCTGAAAGATAAACATTAACTTCAACTGTTGAATCGGTAATTGGCGCACCGAGTTCTGTTACCACATAAATATCTAACCGTCCATTATTATTAAATTCTGTATTTCCAATAGCTAAATTAGTACCCTGACAGACATCAGCATTTAGAGTTGAAGGAAGTACAACATCAGCCCACGCCACAGGCTGAGCCCATTTAATTTCAAACGAACAATCAGTTTCCTTAGAAATATCCATAATATAATGGAAATGTTCCAAAGTATCATATGTAGTAGTCAGAAGTACAGCATCACGAGTAGGAGAATACACAATACCTAAACGACCTCTATGCATTTGCGAACATACAACCTGAATACGATATACAAGTGAACCAGTCCAGAAACGGAAAGGAACACTAATACCACCTACTGGAGTATGCCAATAATGGTTCGCAACTAGAGGCGTAGCATTTAATGCACTAACAGGAGCAACTGTTGGATTCACCACACATCCAAATAGATGTCCAACGTTATTAGCAGTAATAGTTTGCCAAGGAAAAGTATAGATTAAACCCTCTCGTTGAGCAATATTCATAAAAGCCATTTCATCATCATTATTCAACCCTACAGTACTTGGATCAATAGTCAACTCATGTTTAGGATCAAAACTCAATTTAATTACAGTATCATCACCAGAGGTTTGACACATACGTCCAAACTGATTCTGAGCCATAAAATTATGTTTGTCCAAAATAGGAGGATTACTAAATCCAAATAACGATGCCACGCTACCAAGAGCATTAGCACCAATAGCTGTTGCACGAGCAAATTTTCCAATAACTGGAACATCTACAAGTCGAGTAGAAATCGATTGAACAATAGATGCAGGATAAGAGACAACTCCAGTACCCTCATATTCATCCAACTTAAGTTTCTGGTCATTTGAACGCTTATTCTTAGGCGTTCGTTTTATTGGAGGACCAGATTGGGCATCAGGAGAAATACCAGTAAGTTGAACATTATCAAGCCAAGCATAAGCAACAACAGTAACTGAATCAGTCGCACCATTAGCATGGCGTAATTGATTCAATTCCCATATTTCCAAATAGCCCATATCACTACCAGGTTCAGCCTCTCGCAAGTCAATATAATCAGTGACCCGCATAAAAGGCCAATGAATCTCTTGCGGTATATTCTTAGATGGGTTCAATAAAACATGAGGACGTTGACTATAAAATGTCTTCTGAGCTGTAAAAGAAGCAGCTCCCAAAGGATCTACATAATTAACCAACAACACATTATCTTCTGGAAGAAAATTAACAGTATTGTTAGTCTCTTCAGTTGGTCGCATCCCAACAAAGATTCGACCATAATGAAAAGGGGATCCATTTAACATAAATTTAATATGCAAGGTAGCATTTAATAACTTAAACGTAGTCAATTTTTCCGAAACTCGAGAATTATTCAAAAAATTAGACCAAGGATTAAAACGAAAAGAAGTAAAAGTTACACCAACATCCCACACAAAAGACAAAATCTGAACCGGACGTTTCAAAAATGCGCCTAACTCAGCACCTTCTTGATAACCTCTAGTAAAAGTAGAGTCTTGAAACTGAATACCATATCCTAAAACTGTCTCAGGTACATCATCTTGAAAAACAACATTTTGTTCTTTCTCATTAGAAGTATCTTGTTTCTCCATAGGAATAGGTTCACTACTTTGCGCATTTGGAATAACTCCATTGTAAATTGGGCCAAATTGTGTATGGGTAACACTCGGACATCCTTTACAGTGGATTATACCATTACGCATCTTAATACCAAACCTATGTCGGAGACAAGAAGGACATAAGCGTTCACTAACTTTACTCTCAGTCTCAGCTTTATGAATCATATCATATTTGGAGATTATCTCATCAACAATCTCACTAACAGTTAACATTTGATGATTTAGTTCATCATACTGTTGGGCATCTTGGCTCCCAACTGGCGTCTCTTCTGTACTTTCGAAGAGTAAATTATCTTGAAAACTTGCAACAATTAAAATAAGAGCAATGAGTGAGTCAAACTACATTACAATCCTCGAGTTCTTCGAGTACACGCTGCGAGGAACAACGTATCCATTTTCACACAGTGTGGATTATCACTCCCTCATGAGTCAGCGAACATATCAATATACATTTGATTGTATGTTAATAATTCACCATTAGGTAAGTACATACGTAAATTGTACTTATCTAACAAACCATTCAAAAAAGACTCCTCTTTTTTAAACTTATCATACCCATACTGAAAATACTCCATGTGGGCACTACGTATAATTTCTGCCATTTGTTGCTCGAAACAAATAACACGAGAACGTGTGCACACATGAAGACTCTTAATAATACTACTCTCATCCAATGGACATGCAAAACGTCCATCCATATTAACATTTGGAACAAAACGCCGTTTCAAAAAATCGGCATCACAAATATTAATAAAAGGAATAGATTTACTATTCTTATCAGCCATGGTATAAACAACACCAAATTCTAACAACTTGGCAGAAATAGAAGTATGATTACAAATATCCAAAGATGACGACATAATATTGTCATCACCATATGTCAAAATTGACATATAATCTTGAAAATTTGACAAATCAATATCAATTCCACTCTGCCTAGCGATAGAATCACAAGCTAACATTATATACATAATGTTAACAATACCGTTTAAAATGGTGGTTAAAGGATTACCAGAAGGATTGCTACCTTGTAATTCAACTAAAGTACCAAATATATTACACATAGAATAACAAACATCGGTAGCTAATCCTCGCATAATAATAACATCATCATCATGCCATCCATATTTAACTGCTATTTTAAACAAAATTTCAAAGGCAGCCCATAATAGTTCAGGAGGTTGTCGTTTATCAAATGCTGAATAATCACCAGCAATAATACGATCCCTTCCATGGATTACAATATAATCATAAAGAATGTTCCAATCATAAGAAAAACAATTAGTACCAATTGCAGAACCAAATCTAAAATTGTGTTTACCACAAAACAGAGGTATAGTCCACAAAAAATACTGTCTAAATAAAACATTAAAAGCCAATGTTCCTGCATTAAACAACCTAACTTTATCCAATGCATGTTTCTTATGTGAAATCGGTTCATCTTTAAAATTATAATTCCATATAACTTGTCCTCTCTCGCCTTGTTTATACCTACTTAATAATAAGTGGTATTCATACAAAGCATCACGGTCCAAACCATATCGAACCTGATGATCTTCAGAAGGGACAAGAGATACAAAATACTTATCTTTACGACCACCACGAGTAAAACCACCACTAGTATTGACTGGTAACCTATTAATATAAGGGTTACTATCAATACCATTAACTCCCACATCAATGTCATAAGGAGCGTTTGGCATTTCAAGCTGATACTGTTCAATAACACGAACGTACCACTCAAAAATACCATCACGCACCCTTTTAACATCACGTGGTTGAAAAGATGGCTTACTAGTCAATAACTTGTAATTGTTTATAAGACAATTACGATAACTACAACCTTTAGGGGATACATGTGTTCTTTCCAATAAATCATAATGTTGTAATACATCATCGACCATCATAGTATCACAAACATCTGATTTAATTTTTGGTCTAAAACCACACAAATCTCCATATACAGTTATAGTTCCAGCTGCCTCCAACACCGGATCCTTAGGATGAATAATAGCCTTATAATCATTCTGACACAAAGGATAAGAATCCTTTAATCCGATCCCATTAAAAGAAGCACATTCAGGCTCTTTTTTAAGATCAGATAACACGGGATGGCAATAAACCAACCATTCCTTCCGATTATATGCATAACCACCAGCAATGTGAATTCCAGCTATAAAACAACCTTTTATAGTTTGTACTATATATGGAGATCCACATTCACCTGGATTAGTAACACTGAGACCTTGACCACAATAACCACGACAAAACAATTTAGTTTTATCATGCCTATTATAATGAAAATCTCGCTGTTGCAATCCAGAAAAGCAAACTTTGCGTAAAACACCTTCATCATCTCTAATAATAATCTTGCCCGCTAATGAGCCAGAAAACCTCGAAGATAACAAATATGGTCTTAAATCGCGAAAATTCCCAAAACCAGGATGTGATATTAAACAAATATCCTTATCTGCCAAATACTCAATATTAGATTCATCCAATTTCAAGCCAAAACGAGAAGGCCCCATTTTGACTCCACGATTATGACGAATAATATCAACAGATTGAATATCCTGCAAATAACGATCAACCCAATGCCGTGGAACAACCAAAGTAAATCCATAAATTGCTAGAGCACGTATAGTGGTATACTGATCTCTACCAATAATTGCACTCAATACAACACAATTATGCGAAACGGTATTGACCAACCTATCCAATGTAGTAGTTTGTGGTTTACCAGTAACACGTTGTGCTTCTCGATAAGATACCATCCAAGGACTTGGCTTAGGTTCATTATCATGTTGAACATCTGGTTCATGAGCACGTAAAATATTACCAAATTTAATAAACTTACGCAATAATATCATAAAACCTATAATGCTCAAAAAACCTAATGTTGTGTGCACAGCATTCTTATGTTTAGTATACAAAACAGAAGCATTACTACGCAAACCCATATAATCTTTTATGAAACGATGTTTGATCAAAACCCAAACACCATTCCAACCAAAAGCATTATAAAAAGCTTTCAACCAAGGCCTAATATCAACATGAAAGAAATCACTCTGCGCAGAAGGTAATAATTCATCCTCATCTACAATAGAATCATCATCTTCACACTGTAATTTCTCACAAGGACACAAAGCAAAATTTGCCTTATGAATGTCACAATAACCACTTTCCATAAAATGCACAACACCTTCTTTCTCAGTATCAACATTATTATAATGTTTAGACTGAATATTTAACAGAAAATGTTGCAATTCATACATGCTCAGCGGTCGCACTTTAACAGAAGGGGAGTCCCATGTACCAGAGTCAATGTTCCAAACAACTTCATTATTTTTACCATTAACATTCTTGTACATACGTGGAACAAAATCCCACATTTCATGGAAAGTGGAATCACCACAACCTTCTAACATTGTGGTGCCCAACTCACGGTATTGTTCCTTGACCTGAACATCAAGAAAAATATACCGTCTCTTAGCTCCACTTTCCTCACGGAAAATGGTTGATAAACCAGCATCACGAACATTAGTGGTTAAAATTACATATTTACACATAAAAGGAATCATACCCTTATTTTCCAATTCGGCCTGTTCAGTCGTATAAGGGACAGATCCAATCATGTTAATACTTTGTTTCAAAGCACCACCACCATCATTTTCTAAAATCTTAGTCTTAAATTGACCCACATCATCAACTACACAAATTTCATGAGAAACCCGAAATTGTGAAAAATAAGCATCATTAGGATTATACGAATATAACAAAGATTTATCATAATCCTTGTTAGACTTACCTAAATACTTTGCATTCTGATATAACATAGTACATAATCGATGAATCAAAGAAGATTTACCAATTTTCGGTGTACCATGCAAAACAAAACCCAAAGGAGGCTCTCTTTCAGCATTAACTTTCATTTTATCCTGAACACGTAATTTGACACGTTCAAGACACAATCGGTGAGTGCGAAACATGCTACACATATGAACATCATCTTTCAATATATGAGCATACTTCACATTTCGATCACACAAATTGTCAACTAAGGTTAAATAATCATTTAATGTAAGTGGACAACCAGTTTCCTTATTTATTTGGTTAGAAATAAGATCTAATCGATCATAATAATACATAATATAATTATAATCAGTATCATATTTAATCATGTCTTTATCATCTAACCATATAAAACGAAAATCTTTCTCGTGGTACGCTAAACTCACACGATCAATAAAAAACACTACAGTGTCCATAACATAATCTAACAACAACAATGGATGATCAAATTTATATTGTTTTTTCAGCCTATATACATAAGCTTTAGAAAAACCTAATAAATTAAAATCAACAAAACTCTTGTTATTAGCAAATATGGGTAAACATATCAACATACCACAAAAAGCACCTAAACGTTGAGAGAATTGAGAACACAAAATAGATTTCTTAGAATTCAAAAAACTTTTACGTCCATCGCTAGATGATAAAGTTTTAAGATAGTCTAAGAAATCATCTAAAGGATTCCGTTCTTCACTCTGCACAAAAGGATCCTCAGTTTCAAAACTCTCATAATCCTCTGAAGAAAAACTAGAAAATTCTTTCTTCAAATAATCTCTAAACCCAAAAACACCTACAAATAATGCATAGATATGCTTAGCATAATATTGTAGGACTTCAGTATAATTTCGCCCTGTAATTTGTGATAACAAGGTCCAAATTGGAAAGAAAAAATCTCGCAATGAATTGACTTTAGAAATACTCTTCAAAAAATTACATAATATCATTAAGAAATCAAAGGAATCACCTCGATATCCTAACATATCAATTTTAAAAGAGTACTTCTTAAAATCAATAGACCGCAAAAGATCTTCATCAAACAAACTCCCAAAATGATCAAAATCCGAACTAAAATCGGCTTGAGCATCTGGAAAATCACATAAAGATAAAAGGTGATTTAGTTCACCAGACTGTTGGGCATCTTGGCTCCCAACGGGCGAGCTTTCTGTACTTTCGAAAGCAATAAATTCAAAACGTTCTGAAGGAAAATTAATACGTTAGTAAGGCTCCTAACCTAGCGTTAAGATGGCGTTCAAATTCCATCACGATGACGACTAACGTCCCAGGTTCTCTGGGAATTACTTAATACGGATCTATAAGCCCTTTTATCAAGGTCAAAAGGTTAAAACCGCCGTGAAATAGTAATATAGACTTATAAAGTAAAGTCAAACATAGATAACTCGTTAAAAATAAAAGAAAAGCAAACAGCTAATTCAATTAATTACAAAAGTTATAGTGATAAAAATAAACACTATAAGCTTTATATTCGAATTAAGTGTCTACTTTTATAATAACTTGTTAACAAGCACGCATATAAATACACGCGAAAGAGTGGCAGAAC